ACACAAGAAAGCTGTTCGTAAAATTAATAGATGCATAGCCTCTATGGAAAGCCATGATTTCCCACCAACTTATATGCAGGTTATTGCCGAACGCAAAAAATATATTGCGGATATGAATCTGGCGATAAAGTTATCGGCAAAGCCAGAGATTCAACATATGAAAACTATATTTTATTGGCTTTCTCGCAAAAAGAGATTTGATAATCAAATTATTTGCTTTGGTATTATCAATTGGAAAAATGTCAGAGAGAATGGACAGTGGCACATTATCCGCACCATTGAACCGTTCCCATGGGATAAGCGGCCATGAGAGACGTGAGCGAAGACATCAAAGAGCGGGCAGCCATCATGCAATATGATGGCGGTATGCCCAGAGCAGCGGCAGAGCGCGCCGCATTCAAGGACATCACAGGCGGCGACATGAGCTATCCAATCAACACGGTGCTATTCTGCGTCACGGCGACCGATGAGGCGGCGCTTGATGCGGCCAAAAGCTACATCAAGGCCAATGGCCTGACGAGCGCCGACGTGAAGCTCATTCGCACCGAGCGCACCACCGAGGTCATCGCCAAGAAAGAGGTCTATTAATGAGCCAGCCCGTCACCATTGGCCTAGCGAATTTATATTGCGGTGATTGCCGTGATATTTTGCCGACGCTGGGCAATGTTGATGCTGTAGTCACAGACCCGCCATATGGCATCGGCGAGGCTGCTGGCAAAAACAAGTCACGCGGCAACCTGGCTGCGGTCAAAGACTACGGGAACAAATCATGGGATGATGCGCCACCGTCAAAAGAAATTATAGATTTAATTAGGCAGATGAGTGACCAGCAAATTATTTTTGGTGGTAATTATTTTGAGTTGCCCCCAACTAAATGTTGGTTGGTATGGGATAAGCTCAACGGTGACAATGACTTTGCCGATTGTGAGCTGGCATGGACTAATTTGCCAAAAGCTGTGCGCCGTATTCAATACATGTGGCATGGCATGTTGCGCCAGAACGGCGAGCCGCGCGGAGATCACACAACTCAAAAGCCGCTGGGCGTCATGAAGTGGTGCATCGGCCATCTTATCAATGCGCCTCAAACAATTCTCGACCCGTTCATGGGTAGCGGCACAACAGGCGTGGCGGCTGTTCAAATGGGGCGCAAGTTTATTGGCATCGAGCTTGACCCAGAATATTTTGAGACAGCGTGCAAGCGCATTGAAGATGCTCAACGTCAGGGGGACATGTTCATATGAAGCCTATCAGAGTCCAGCGCAAACGCTCAAAGGGTTGGAAGATGCCGCCCAACACTGTCTATGTTGGCAGGCCAACACGGTGGGGCAATCCATGGATAAGCATTTTCCCAGAGGTGGCCGTCAAGGGGTTTGCCCTTACCATGTCAAACAGCAACGCCATGAGACAGGCCGCCCGTAATGAGCTGCGCGGCAAAAATCTGGCTTGCTGGTGCCGTCTCGATCAACCATGCCATGCCGATGTTTTGTTAAAAATCGCAAACGAAGAGGAGAAGTGAAATGGAAACATTTTGGATGGTATATGGCGAAGGCCAGAGAGCGCCAACATATAAGCACGCCAGCCAGACTGCAGCACGGCAAGAGGCTGAACGATTGGCGCGCGAGCATAAAGGCACTCGCTTTTATGTGCTTGAGCAAATTGCATCCGTTATCAGTTCGGACGTGATTTGGGTGAATTAGATCGTTCCCGATGACCTACCTTTTTAGGAGAGTAAAATGGCAACAGGTGAAACACAAGTCGTTCACGACATTCTGAAGCGGCTCTCAAAATTCCGTGTCTTCATGATGAAGCATGTGCGGGGAGGATTCTATCCCATTGCCGCCGTCAAGCCGCTCATTGCGGCTGTGCTCAATGAGAACTGGGCCAAGGCGGCTGAGATCGCCAAAGGCATGAGGCCGCTGCAAGCGGGCCTATCGATGCCAGGCTCAAGCGACATCATAGGCATTCTGCCGGTGGTGGTAACACAAGAGATGGTTGGGAAGACGGTTGGTCTTTTCTTTGCCTGTGAGGTCAAGAAAGAGGATGGCGTGAAGGGCGAAGACCAAATCAGGTTTAACGACCTAGTGAAGAGCTTTGGTGGTGTGGCTGGGTTCGCCTTCAACACCGATGATGCCGAGGCGCTTATTAAACGCCCAGTTTCTTGAGGCACTTTTCGACATGGGCGATTCGGTCAGGCTCGGGCGTGATCTTGCCGCTCATATACTGGCTTAATTTGGTGTGGTGAAAGCCAGCAATATCGGCAAAGCTCAAACCGCTATGGCCTGCCTTGGCGATGCGCCACTTCCACGACTGGGGGCCGGTTGTTGGCTTTGATTCGGTAATTTTCTTACTCATAATTAATCCTTGGTTAGCTGCCTGTGATTTTATTAACACATTTTGGCTTTTGAGACAATAAAAATGATTTACCCGTAAAAGTTTTTTATGGACAAGCCGCGAGTCATTGTTTATACCTGAGTCATCGACACTAACCAAATGGAGAACATTATGAAGATCATCACATATAGCACAAACGAAGACGTGATCAGTGGCCTTGTGGCAGCTGGCCAGCTGCGCGAGGGTGCTACGGAAAAAACACTGTTTTCGGCACTGCTTGTCATTCCGGCTCTTGCCTGTGTAAAGGCCACGTCGAAAACTGGCAAGCTTGAGGTAGTAAAATCTGAGCATACGCCGACTCCATGGCACATTGAAAGCGTAGCAGTTGGAGCTTTTAAAAGTGTAGTATCTTTAGTCTCAGCGACTGAAGGTAAAGTTACAAACATTACCTGCACAGATGAAGATATTAAATTTATCATCAGAGCAGTCAACGCCCACGATGCGCTTTTTTCTGCACTTAAATTTGCGCAAGATAATTTATATTTTGTCCGCGATAATCCTAAATTGCAACCTAACCCTTTGGTTTTTGATCTCGTGGCCGAAGCCCTCAAACTAGCCCTCGGGGAGTAATAAAATGACCGAACGCAAAACCATCGACATGACAGCCTTAGGCTTTCGCCCGACGTTCAATTCAGCAATCTACTTTGCGATTGTTAAGTTTGACGAAAAGATGAAGACATACCCGTCTGGAGATCAGCTTGAGTTCCTGAACAACAAACCGACATGGACTGGATATTATCCAGAAGAAGCTGGATATACCTATCAGGATTTGTGTTCATACGTCGAGCATAACCAGAACTGTATCAGCGGCATGAAGATTGACGTTGATGGAACGGTTACGCTTTACACCGAAGCGCAGCTTATTAAAGACTATGACCCGAGCGAGGAGAAGTGAATGAAGTACCTTGTCGCAGGATTGATTATCGGCGGCTTTATCGGCCAGAACATCGCCTACACGGTGGCGTATTATCAACCGCGCACTGTTGAGGTTCCGGTTGTCGGTGAGTGCCAGATGCCGGATCAGGTGGTGCGGATGCAGATGCTGGTTGACAAGATGCCGCTGCGAATCCGGGAGCAGTTTGACCCTATGCCGGTGCAGCGTGACCAGATTGCCGAATTGATTATGGGGGATGTAAAATGATTATGCGCCTCGGCTCAAGAACCTTCAAGGAGATGCCGCCAGCGCGGTTGAGCGAGCGGGACGGCCTGACCATACCGACACAGCCAAAGCATGTCCCGCAGGCTGTGCAGAACTCTCGGCTTCGGCTTTTTATCGCCAACTGCATAGCGCAAGGAGTCCTGTCATGACCAGCCATAGCAAGGAATCAATTGAGGCTTTTGGGAATGTGTGCACGGAAATAACCGGAACGACTTGGCCTCTTGGTTGGTCTTTACAGGCTATGGAGATGCTGGCCTCGAAAGGCTTCACCATCGCGCCGATTGCCCGCGTGACCGACGAGAAGCTGCGGGAGGCTGTGGAAGGCGTTTTCTCTATAGCAGAGGAAGCGGCTAAATATCAAATAGAATACTCAAGCGAAGAAGAAGGATCAACATATTTTAGCTGGCTTACATACTACAGAGACAAAATTGAAGCCGCCCTATCTGAACTCGCCATCTACCGGGCGAACGACAAGATCGGCATCTACGCCAACCGCAAGACACCAGAGGAGGATTGATTATGTTTGAACCTGAAGACCATATGGCCGGAGCACGGTGCCTTAGTTTTGTGTTTTGGTACTGCATAATTCTGGCTGCGATTATCGTATCGGCGGTGCTGATATGGTGAGCCGGAGATTTAAGAAGAAGCTGAAGGCTTTTCGGTTGCCAGCGAAAAAGCCTCAACTATGGTCGCCAGATTGCGAGTCCATGCTTGCCTTGCTCTGGGATTCCGGGTTGACCTGCAACCAGATTTCAGAGTCTTTCAAGGCTGGTGGCTTTAACTTATCGAGGAACGCAGTCTCGGCGAAGGTTAAGCGGCTGCGGGATGCTGGTGTCGGGCTGGCAGTGAGGGGAACGCCGATCTTCAAGAAAGGTATTGCGCCGTGACCATCACCTACAACCCCCGCACTGACACTGTGCGCCTTAACGGCAAACCGCTGCATTTTAGGCCACAACTCAAAACCTTATTCATGATGCTGTGGCCTACCGGCACCGTATCGCAGTACGACCTCATTGATGCGCTGTGGCCCGACCCGGACTGGCAACCTCTCAGCACCACCGCCCACATAAGGGTGCTGGGCCATTGGCTCAATGAGATCGTTAAGGAGGCCGGGTGGTGCCTTAAGTTCTACCAAGCGAGCGGAATCAGAAAAGTGTCAATCATCAAGGAGAGTACCAATGTCTAAAGAACTGAAACCCGAAGAGATTTTTGCCGAGGGTGGGGCCGCCAAGGTCATCGCCATAGCTGAGAAAGAGGCCGCAGAGTTCGTGCCCGACGTGACCACCATCAAGGGCCGCGAGGCTATCAAGTCGAAGGCCTATGCCATTGGCTCAACCATGAAGGCCAAGTTCGACAAGATGGGCAAAGAATATGGTGAAGACCTGAAGAAAAAGGCCAAGGTCATCGACGGTGAGCGCGCCAAGATTCGTGAGCGTCTCGAAGAGCTGGGCGAACAGATTCGCAAGCCGGTGAACGAGTTCGAGGCTCGGGAAGAGGCGCGCATTAATCTCATCAAAGAGCAGCTTGCCGCGATTGAGGCCTATGGAGTGCTGACCGATGAAGAGACATCCGACTCCATTCAAGCAAAGATCAACGCCATCAACGGTTTTAACTTCACCGACTGGCAAGAGTTTGAGACTCAGGCCGATGACACCAAGTTCAACATTCTCGCATTGTTGGGCAAGCGCCTGATCGCTGTGGCAAAGGCTGAAGAAGAGCGCAAGGAACTTGAGCGGCTGCGCGCTGAAGAGCAAAAGCGCAAAGACAAGGAAGCTGCCGACGAGGCCAAGCGCGTGCGTGTCGCCAATGAAGAGAAGCTCAAAAAGGAAGCCGCCGATAAGGCCATCGCCGATGAGCAAGCCCGTCAGGCCGAGGCCAAGCGCATTGCTGACGAGGAGGCCAAGCGCCTTGCCGATGAAGCCGCACAGGCCATCAAGGACAAGGAAGAGGCCGACGCGCGCGCATTGAAAGCCGAGCAAGACAAGAAAGAGGCCGCAGAGCAAGCCGAGCGTGACCGCCTGGCTGCCGCCCAGAAGGCAGAGGATGACCGCATTGCGGCGCTTAAGAAAGCCGAGGAAGAAAAGACGGCAGCGGTCGAGGCTGAACGTCAGCGGATTGCCAAGGCCAAGGCCGATGAGGAGGAGGCGGCAAAGAAGCGCGAGGCTGATATTGAGCACAAGAAGGCCGTTAACAATGAAGCTCTCAAGGCCATTGCTGAACATGCAAAGATTAGTGAAGACGACGCAAAAAATGTCGTCATTGCTATTGTCATGGGCATGGTTCCTAGTGTAAAAATCTTTTACTGATAAGGGGTGCAAAAATGACTGTCACAATTCATGAAGATGTCGTTCAAGGTTCCGATGACTGGTATGCGTTGCGCTGTGGTTTGCTGACCGCTAGTGAGATGAAGCTCATCATCACGCCCGCAAAGCTTGCCTATGCGAGCAATGACAAAGAGCGCCAACATCTCTATGAGCTGGCCGCCCAGCGCATGACAAAATATGTCGAGCCGCACTATATCAGCGACGACATGATTCGCGGACACACCGACGAGATCGAGGCGACACGTCTCTATTCTGAACGATATGCGCCGGTGCAGCAGGTTGGCTTCATCACGAATGACAAGTGGGGCTTTACACTTGGCTGTTCGCCTGATGGTGTTGTCGGCAAGGGCGGCATCGAGAACAAGTCGCGCAAGCAGAAGTATCAGATGGAAACCATCGTCACAAACAAGATGCCTGACGACTATTTGATTCAGGTGCAGACCATCATGGTTGTTGCTGAGTGGCAATGGTGCGACTTCAATTCGTTCTGTGCTGGTATGCCCATGAAGACTATTCGCGTCTATCCTGACCCGAAAATTCAGAACGCTATTCTTGAGTGCGCCAGCACTTTTGAAGAGCGCATGAGCGCCGCACTGGGCGTCTATAGTCAAGCGACTGCTGATAATGATGCGCTGGCAGCAGCCAAGCTCATTCCAACCGAGCGCAAGTCAAGCAACCTTGAGGAGTATGAATAATGGCCGGACTTATTCGAGAAGCCGCAAAGCCGAAAAGCAACCAGCTCAACGCGGTTGACCTGATTGGCACCAAGATCATCGTGAAGATTTTGAAGGTCGAGGTTGACCTTTCAAAAGAGCAAAACACCAAGGTTTTCATTGAGGGTCTCGACGGCAAAAAGATGCAACCCATGATGCCGAGCAAGAACATGAAGTGGGTGTTCATTGAGGCATGGGGAGACGATGAAAACACCTATGGCGGCAAGTATGTCGAGCTTTTCCGCAACCCGAAAGTTAAATGGGCTGGCGAAGAGGTTGGTGGTGTGTTCATCTCGCGTGTCTCTCACATCAAGGCACCTTTCACCTTCATCTATCGACCGTCAAAGGGCAAAATGGAGCGCATTGAGATTGGCCGCATTGACCCGTCAGAGTTTGGCGGTGTAGCTGTTGCGCCCGCCATCGACCCAGCCGTTAAAGAAGCAGGTGAGAAGGCGGCAGAAGGTGGTGTTGCGTCTTATGTCGCATGGAAGGACTCTATCGACCCCAAGGTCAAAGAGACCATCAAGCCTTATCACGCGCATTGGCAAGAGGTAGCAAAAGCGGCAGACGCAAAGAAGGAGCAGACAAAGGCGAGCGAAGCGCCGCCGCTTTAGAGTTATGGGGTGGAGGCGTGGAGTAGCGCGGCGACTAACGGCCCGAGAGGGTAAGCGGCAGGGTTCGACTCCCTGTCACGCCTAGCCAGATGCAACTGGCCCACCCCACCAGCAAACCGGCGACGGGTTCCAGTCGCACAAAAACAGGAGTGGTAAAAATGCAGGTTAGCAGTTCATTTAAGAAGCGTGTTGAGAGCGAGCTTGAGCGTCTCAAAACTCAACGCGATGCGCTTCAGAAGAAGCTCGATAAGGTCAACAGCACAATCGACGACATGCAAATTGTTCTCGAGAAGATTGAAGACCCAGCCCCCACAACCGCTGAAGAAGGTGTTGAAGAGCGCCTGTCTGACGTGACAACCCAAGCACAGGGAGAAGCAGCATGAGCCAGCCCAACACCAAGATCAACACCTTGACCGAATTGCTCGGCGCATTACAGCGCGGCGCATTCCACGACAAGGCAACCCGCCAGATCAATGATCTTCTAGCGACCATGGCCGATGCACAGGCCGACCAAGGCGCTGCCCAGAAGGGTGTCATCACCATCACCTTGGCTTTCAATCTCAAGGAGTTTGTGACCATCACGCCGAGCATCACGGTCAAGGAACCGAAAGAGCCGACATCGAACAGCGTGTTCTGGCTCTCGGCTGATAACAAGTTGAGCCGCCAAGACCCCAAGCAGACGGAGATGGAGCTTGACCAGCGCCGCGCCGAACGCATTGAGCAACGCAACGCCGGAGGTGTAGCATGAGCGAGACCCAGAACCGCGTCGCCTTAAATGGTGGTGACATCCGCGACCTCGCACAAGTGGTCAAGGAAACTGGTGTGGGTGACTTCATTGTCACGTCGCCCGATGCAACCATTCACTCTGTCCATGAGCTTTTGAAGCCATACCAGACGAAACCCATTCGTCGCAAAGGCAGCAAAGAGTTTGCGACGGCTGAATCGTTCATCAAGTATGTGAACGAGTTCAAGTCGAAGGAGTCGGCCATCTATTTGAGCCGTCAGTTCGGCAAGAACAGCTTCACGGCTTTGATGCGTGCCATTTTCAACGGCAACCCCAATGGCGAAGACATGACGGCGGCAGGCTTTGAGGACTTTGAAGCCCTTTACCCGTTGCCGGTCAGCGTTGAGCTTCAGTCATGGTTGAAGATGAACGAGCAGCCAATGGGGCAGGCGGCCTTCTCTGAGTTCCTCGAAGACATGATGCCCAGCATCGCTCTCCCTGGCGACAAAGATTTGCCGCCCATCGACAAGGCAAAGTTCGCCGAGCCGCTGCAGCTTCTTGAACTGTCACGCAACCTTGAGATCACCACGAATGAACAGTTCTCTTCATCGCAGCGTCTCTCAAGTGGTGAAGTTGGCCTGACGTTCACGGTTGAACACCAGACCAGCGCAGCCGGTCAGAAGATCACGATGCCTGAGTGGTTTATGATTCGACTGCCTATCTTCGACAAGGGCGAGCTTTATAACTTTGCGGTGCGCTTGCGTTTCCGCAAGGTTGGCGCGGAGCTGAAGTTCTTCTATGTGCTTTACCGCGCAAACGACGTATTCAGCACTGCCATTGATGAAGCTGGGTCTGAGGTTGCGGAAAAGACTGCTCTTCGGCTCTTCTACTCGAAGTAATGACCTTGAAGTGGTAGCCCAACGGAGAGAGGCAGTGGACTTATAACCATGAAATATGCGGGTTCGAATCCCGCCCGCTTCACCAGTTCGCAATGCTCCTGTTGAGTGTCGATAGAGGAAGGCCACCTTGGCGAAAAGGCCGTTAAACCCCAGCTTTCACCGGCTGGGGTTTTTCTTTACCCCGTAAAACATTTTTATTGCATTCTTTTTAAAAGTGGTATATATAGAGACCCAGCAACGCAATTCCGCGAGGCTTTTAATGGAGAAAAACATGACCGACGTAACCAACAGCGCCCCCGCCGAAGAAACAGTTTCGACACCTGTTGAAACTACTGCGCCCGTTGAAACCACCAATGCAACGGCACCCGTGGCCGATGAAGGCGTTGTTGCCGCTGAAGAGTCAACCGAAGTGACCGCTTCCGCAACCGACACGCCTGCCGAGCCTGTTGCCGAGTAACTGAGAGGGCCGGTCAACAGACCGGCCCTATTCAACTGAGGGAAGCGCCATGAAAAAGCAATCCGTCAAAGTGACCACCAAAAAAGAAGAGATGCCGTCGCCCGAGATTTTGGCCGAAGAGATCGCCGCTATCTCAAGAGCCGCGCGCGCCTTCAATGCGTCACGCCTCAAGCAGCGTGCAATCCTGTTGCTGTTGAGCGACATGACAAAGCTGCCAATGACAAACATTCAATATGTGCTCAATGCACTGCCAGAGCTTGAGGCAACTTATCTGAAAGCGAAGGTGTAATAATGGCCCAGAAAGTTCTTGTTATTGAGCGCGCTGGTTTTGTCTGGCATGTTGATCTTGATTTTGTCGCCGATCACCGCGCCAAGCATTATGCCAAAGAAGACCATGAAACCACTCACAAAGATGAATATGATTATGTCATGTGCGACAGTTACGAAGGGATTGACTGGTTCGAAAATAATATGAACTGGTCAGATATTCCTGACCATCGCAAGCGCCTGATTAAAAAGCTCGAGGTAACATCGCCAGACGATGACGCCATCGAAGATTTTGAACAGGAAGTCTCTATTGAGGAGGTCTAACCAATTCTTGCCGCTGTTGGCCTGAATAAACGCAACACGAAAGGTTGAGCACCATGAAGAAGAGTACTGTTAAAAAGCCGGTCAACAAGAAGGCCGTGAAGAAAGTCATCAAGGGTCTCAAAGAGGCCTCGCGAATGACAGAAAACATCTTGAGCGGCATTGATATTCCGGTTGAGATCAAGGTCTGTGCGGCTGCCACCGCTCCGACAGTCGATAAGCTGCTGGCTGCTGTGCCTGAAGGCTGGGACGTGATCTTGCGTAACGACCCAGAGAAGTCGTGGTTTGCCCATGTCTTTACCAAAGAGCAGCACAGCAAGACCGCACCGGTTGAGCGCGTGTCGTTCTCGTTCTATGGCAACACACCGGTTGCAGCACTGTCTCGCGCTGTTGACATGGCGGTCGCATTCCAAGGTGCGCGTGATGCTGAAGCCAAGGACAATCGCAAGCCGATGGCGATGTTGTGCATTAGCGAAGACCTTCTCCCGATTGTTCAGAAGGCAATCGACGAGGCTGTTAAATAATGACGACAGAGCTTCAAGCAGCAGCCGCTGAAATTGAGGCCAAGGGTCGAGGGGCTGAAAAGCCCATCGATAACCTTGCAAGCATTCGCACAGCCGTTGCCGACTATATGCGGTCAGAAGGTTGCTCATGTTTCCGTGACTCTGCAGAACATGAAAAGAATGCTGAGACCCTTGGCAAGCTGTTGAAAGTCGAAAAATATGAAGACGGCAGCGGATATGATTTTTCTAAATATCGAACGGAAAAAGAATGAGCCTGCACGACCAATTCCAACAAGAGTCATTCGAGCACCGGCTGAAGTCTTTGACCGAGCAGCCAATGATGGCGCTTTCAATTCAACAGCCATGGTCATGGCTGATCGTCATGGGCCACAAGACGGTTGAGAATCGCAAGTGGTCAACCAAGCATCGCGGGAAGCTACTCATTCACGCTGGCCTGAAGTTTGATGAAGATGGCTATGACTGGGTGATGCAGACATTCCCGCTTATCCGTATGCCGCAGCCTGGCGCTTTTCAAATGGGCGGCATTGTGGGTGTTGCTGATTTAGCTGGTTGCACAGGTGTTTGCTTTAATAGTGACCCGTTTGCATTTGGGCCAGTATGCTGGAATCTTAAAAACGCCGAGCAGATTCCTTTTATGCCGTTGCGTGGGCAACAAGGTCTCTTCAAAGTAAATTATGAGGTCAAATAATGGGCTATAGCTGCTACTTCGACCGCACCAACAACCGTGATGCAGGTTATGGCGTGCCAGCATTTTGCGATGCGCCAGACTGCAACGAGAAGATTGATCGCGGCCTTTCATATGTCTGTGGTGGTGATGCTTTTGGTGGTGAGCACGGTTGCGGCCTGCACTTCTGTTCAGCTCATCTCATGTATACTGGCGATAGGCGCGAGAACGTGCAGCTTTGCAAGCGCTGCTATTACGGCAAACAGCCATATGAGCCGAAGCCAGATTGTCAGGAATGGATTAATCACAAAGCCAAAGACCCGAGCTGGGCGGCATGGCGCAAAGAGCAGAAGGAACAAAAATCATGAACGCCAGACAGCGCAGCTTTTGCGACGGGGCCGCGATGGCCTATAACGACACGGCCAAAATGATTCGCAGCATGATTAAAGATGCACCGGCCAATCTGAAGACCATTTTATCGTCACTTGAACCGATGGCCGTTGCGTGTGAGACTAAGGCCACAACCGTTTACACAGAGGCCAAGCACTTCACCAAGGGGACAAGACAATGACCGACACCATCGACCGCAGCATCAACTCAAAGCCAGTTTTCGCGCTGGGCCAATTAACAGACGGCACCGGCGCAGCTCTCATGATCGGCTTCCCAGAGGCCGCAATTGAGAACATGAAAAAAGGCATTGCGCCAGATTTAGACCTGTCCAAGCTGGGCGTGCCGCTCAAGATTATGTTCTTCAGTGGCGCTGACCATGACGCTTGCATGAAGGTTCTTGAGCAGGCTGCCGCCGCAAAAGGCGTGCCGTTGCTCGATGAGCGCCGCAAATATTTTTCGATTAACGGAGAAAAGAAGTGACCAAGGCAGCGGCACCAGACTTCGGCGATTCCGTGAAGTGCATCGCCATTCGCAAGCGCCAAAAGAACGGCGAAACCATGACCGAGGCCGACTTGCGTTTTCTGCAGCTCATGGCTTGCAATTACCCTGAATGGTTTGATGAGACGGCTTCTCAGGTATGAACATTCTGATCGGGTGCGAGTGCAGCGGCATTGTGCGCGAGGCATTCAGGCGCAAGGGTCATAATGCCATTAGCTTTGACCTGAAGCCCGCTGAAGATAACAGCCCGCACCATTATCAACTCGACGTTCGCCGCGCACTGACGAATGATTTTGTGACGTGGGACATGGCAATCTTTTTCCCAGATTGCACCTATCTCACTGCCGCTGGTCTTCATTGGAATGCGCGCCGCCCTGGCAGAGCTGAATTGACAAAAGAGGCCATTGCGTTTGCTGAGTATCTGTGGACATGTAAAATTCAGAAGGTCGCAATTGAGAACCCCATTGGCTGCCTATCTACCAAAAGCATCTTGGGGGAACCCACACAAATTGTGCAGCCAAATTGGTTCGGTGACGATGCCAGCAAAGCGACGTGTTTATGTTTGAGGGGGGGGTTGCTGCCGCTTCGAAAAACCAAGCCAGTCGAGCCGCGCTGGGTAGGCGGAGAGCCATTGCTTTTCCCTGGCATGACCTCGGGTCGGCCACGCTGGTCAAACCAGACCGACAGTGGGCAAAACAAGCTCTCACCATCCGATCACCGAGCGGAAGACCGCAGCCGCTTTCATCCGGGCTTTGCAGCGGCCATGGCCGAGACGTGGGGTTGAGCCATGGGCAAGCGCAGTGATTTTGAGCGCCTGCCGCGCGACTATTACCCGACACCATATGAGGCGGTCATTCCCCTGTTGCCGTTCTTGCCGCCAAAGGCCACGTTTACAGAGCCGTGCGCCGGTGATGGCCGGTTGATAGGACATCTCGAGCGCCACGGTCACAAGTGCGTGGGTGCCTTTGATATTGAGCCGCAAGCGCCATTAATAGCGCAGTGTGACGTTTTGTTTTTTGAGTGGGATTGCCCGTCGTGCGATTTCATCATCACAAACCCGCCATGGGACAGAGACCCTCTTCACAAGATGATCGAGACATTCCGCGCCCAGCGCCCGACGTGGCTGTTATTTGATTCAGATTGGATGTTCACCAAGCAAGCCGCACCATTTAATCGTTATTGCCGCAAAGTCGTTCCCGTTGGCCGCGTGTCATGGATGGAGAACGGCACAGCGGGAATGGATAATTGCTGTTGGTATCTCTTTCAAGATGAGCTGTGCGAGACAATTTTATATTGATTTGGTTGCGGGGGTTGGATTTGAACCAACGACCTATTCAGTATGAGTGAACCGCGCTGCCGGACTGCGCCACCCCGCCCAGAGCTTCTAGCGCAATGCTAGACAGGCATCAATAGCCTGATAATGCCGCTCGAGTGAAATAGACCAATGACCGGCATTGGGGTCAGTCTGTGCAGCAACACGAATGGCATCAACGACAGAGATGGGAGGCGGTTCTAACGGGATGCAATCATGAACCACGACCGTCATTGTATTTTGCTCCGGCTTCGGCGCGCTCGCGCAGGCGGGCAAGAGCATCATCAACAGGAAGAGGCTTAGAATTAATTTCATTGATCGCATGTTGAACCTCGGCTTCTTTGGTGGCGACCTCGAGCACCGCCTCTGATGCTGTTTGCACCGGTGGCGTGTCTGACTTTTTGGTGAACCGCTCTAGAATAGCCCGGGCGATGCTTGGGAGCACCGCCAACAGGATATTCAGAAGAAAGTTACCCATTTAACCGCCCTTCTTCATATTCGCCACAGCGGCCTCGATTGCGATGTTAACGACATTCATGAGAATTGGCAGACCCTTCTCTTTGAGGCCGGTCACAACCATGTCCTGCGCCTGCGCGAGCTTCTCGGCACCGCTGGCTTTGTTGCCGGTAACAGCATCAACTGCAGCGGCCTCAACAGCGGCCACAGCCTGCTTTGCAAGCGCCTGAACCTCGGGATTTTCCGACAGGGTAATGAGTAAGCCCTTGGCGAACTCGATGGTGTCGTCGCCGATGCCGAGCAGCCACTCGCCAACGTCTGCAATGATTTCGCCGATTTTCTTGAAGATGTTCATGTCGTTTCCCCTTGGTTGTTATGTTTCGCTTCCGGCCATTGTACCATTTTCAGTAAGAAAAACACGCCGAATATTTGGCGGCTGGGCAATTCGCCAGTGTGTGCGCCGCGCCGCGTATAAGCCGCCCGCTTCGCCCTTGTTCTTCCGCACGATGCAAACCTGATCTTTTTGGTTGCCGCCTAGAATGTGATAGTGGGTCTTATCTTCGCCGACATAAATGGCGACATGGCCGCCACCACCGGCGCGCTTAAATGTGAGCACGTCGCCAAGCATGATCGGCCCCTTGACATCATTGCCCCACCGCGACCATGAAAGCGCCCAAAGAGGGGCGGGCGGCAGTTCAAGACCGGCGCGTTTAGCGCATACAGCCATAAAAAGGCCGCACCATGGGGTTGAATCGTGCTGATAGTTCAGCGATACCGGGCGTCCTATCTCTTGCGCCCAGCCCACAATTTTGGGGTTGTCTTCTGTGCCTGGCGATTCAAGGGTGCCATATTCTTTGATGGCCTGAATGAGAATGCGCGGCGATGGTTCGTCGAGAAGGTATTGATATTGAGAGGGCAGGTCGTTCATTGGAATTTCGGCAGCAATTTAGAGACGAAACCGATCACAAAACTGATTGCCGCCGCATAAGAAATGACTCGGGTTCGGTCATGCTCTAAATTGGTGACTCGCTTCTTGATTCCGTCTGGCGCATTCAGCTCTTGCTTGATCTCTGAAGCGTCGGCTTTGATTGCTGAAACGTCTGTTTTTAGGCTGGCCTGACCTTCTTTGAGGTCAATAATGTGTTGCAACAATGTGGCGCAGTCCATACCCGGCTCCCGCTCTTGTTATTTTGCGACACGTTAACATCTTAAGGTCGCAAAAACCAGACAGAAAATTACAGCTTAATCCAGAAGTAAGCAGTTTTACCGGGCGGCAAGTTGTTGTGATTTCCACCGCCGCCAGTGCTGCCAGTCGCGCCGCTGATCGTATGAGTATGAGCGCCGGCAGAAGAAGTGGCTGCAGCATAGCTCGGACTTGAATTACCCGGAGCCACCCCGTTATTAGAACTTGAACCTGCGTAAGTTTGAACTGTGTGCGAATGGCTTCCGGCGCTATCTGTTGCCAATGTTCCGGGCGCGTGAGTATGGCCGGGGATTTGAGCCGTAGTAAGCTGAACGACTTCAGCGCCGCCAGCCCCGCCCAGCTTGGTGCCGTCAATACCACCCGGCTGTCCGGTCAATCGGCCGGCCGGCGTTCCGCCCATGTTATCGACGCCGAACGAAGCGCGACCTCGCATATCAGGAACAGCAATAGCGCGGTTCGCTGCCCAGTCAGCAGCAGCAGAGGCGCCGCGGGCGACATTGTTACCAGCGGAGTCTTTAACCTGAAGCTGTCCCAGAAGTTCGTTCGCGGTCGTCCCTGTGTATGCGTAATCCGCTTCATTCCAGAGAGCTGTAAAAAGATCGAGCGTATCGACGTTCGCGCGGCTTGTGGCGTTCGACGAAGCGTTACCGATTGTTTTACCGTCTTCTAAAACCCATCCGGGTTGGGATACAGAAAGACGGCTAACTTTTTCGTCACCAGTCGTAAAGCTGTGCGGCTTAAGCTTTAGCGGCGTAACAATACGCATATCGTCGGTGCCGGCTTTTACTTCAGCCGCGGTGGCGATTTCAGCAATGCCGGCGACGGTTTCGGTCGCCTGTGCATACGAAGCGGATAAGTCCTGAAGGAATTCCCAATTCGAGTCACTGACCGCGGCCGGGAGAGCGTTTCCGACGTTGTTATTGATCAGCGAACCATAGATTTCATAAGTGCCGGCTTTCTTTACTATGCTATTCGTATAGTAGGTCGTCGCGGCGTCATATTCAGGAATACCCTCCTGAAGAAGATACGCGGTCTGATACGAATGGACATACTGAACCGACTGAAATTCTTCAACGGCCGGGAATTTTTTCGTCCCAATAATAGCGTCGAGCCAGCCGGTCAGCCATGCCGGCTTAGACTGAAGGGTCGTGATGTTGCTGGTGATGATCTTGGTGGCGTCTTGAGCCGAGCCAAACACACCGTTGTTAGTCGCGTTGAGGGCGAAGACCTTTAGGGTTTGTCGAGTTAGGCGGGCCATTTTTATTCCTTCTTGTTGGTGCTCATATTACTGTTCACTTTAGACTTCGACAAGGTTCAATTGCACGCCCATTGGTCGCGGCAACACTTTCTTGTAAATAGCAGCCTTGATGATGGCGCTTGCGGTGTTGGTGACGGTGTAGGTCATCTCCATGTTTCCGGTCTCGGTCGGCACAACGTCATTGCCAAAATACTTGAACATGGCGTCATTGATGGCTTTGACACTATGGTTCTCGGTGTTCTGAAGAATTTTAAGGCGCAAAAGAATGCGAAAATCAGCATCGGGCAAGCTGTTTGACTCGCTGATAATAGACTCATAGTTAAGCGTGCCGTTGTGGTTGTCGCCGTCAAAAGTGGTGTAATCACTGAAGCCCCATTTTGCCAAAGAGTCAGGGCTGACTTCCGTGTAAGTCGTGACCGCGAAGAAGTCCACAAGGTCAAACACCTCATAGAAACGATCAACGCCAATATATTTCGCAATCACGTCAAGCTGGTGGCCGACCGCCGTGTCGAGGTCATAAGCGTTGAGCACGTCAAGGTAAATGCCATCGGCCAGCATCTCACGCACAAAAAGGTCGATAGTGGCCTTTGCCTTGGGCTGATTGTTATATTGGATAATCAGCAGGTTCACATAGTAGTCGATAATGCTTTGAACGTCGGCCATTATACCACCGTGATCGTGATGCGGGACACGTCAAGAGTCCACTTGGTTTTCGGGTCTGGCGCGTCAAGAAAATCAGTCCATGCAACGCCATCATCTGAGATTTCGACATCAAGAGGCACACCACCACCGCCCTGAGATGCAATGCCCGCAATGGCCGCAGCAGTCACAAGCGATGTCTCGGCAAAGTCGCCAATCTCATAAGTGAGGTTGTCGGCAATATAATTTGCGATGGCTGCCGTGTCGAAGATAAAGAGCGGAATGGTCTTCTTGAGGTTGAAACGAATATAAAGATCGGCTGCGGTCGGGCGGTCGAAGAGCGCCGTGAAGATGCCGCCGCTCGGCGTGGCAATGTCAACAGTGACCGCACCTTTCATGCCGCTGCCATAGCTCTTGTTCTCATAATAGACGTTGGCGATGTCGCTGTTCGCTCCACCCTCGACAATGAGCCAAGTTGAGTGCTCGGGGATGCCCAGAGCGTCAGTTGAGTTGGTGTAATTTTCATAGAGCTTGGCCGCCGTCACGCCATCAATGGCAAGGATGTCGCCCAGAAGGCCGTTGAGGTATCCATTCGAGGCGAGGGCAACGCTGCGCTCGCGGCGCACGCGAAGTTGAGAGTCAGTCTCTTGGCGTTGGCCGACTTCAAGGGCCGCGCTCGGGTTATTGACAGACACAACACCGAGAATAATGGTGACGGGTGTTTGAATGGTGTCAACGATGGTCTCGACAAGGCCAATCTCTTGGGCGCGGAAGTTGCGCGAGTAAGTGCCAGCGGTCAAAGTCTCGCTATCGACAAGAATAAAGCGGTTGCCGCTGTTATCCTGCACGGTGTAGCCGGTGCCTTGCGGGTCGTTGAAATTGGCATCAAGTCCTTGAAGGGTGACTGTGCGGTCAACAACAATGGTGATAGGCTGAATGGTATAGGTGCCGCCGATGCGCTCAATGTTATTGATGACGACGCGCTCATCGAGCAGTCGGCCAAGGGCGCGGTCAGGGTCGAATGAATTGTTGACCTGAACTAGAAGTTCGCGCAAATCGGTTGCCACCTGTGCCACAATGCCAACCATTTGGCCGTCTGGGCTGTTCTGGTCGAGATTGATGTCGGCACCGTAAATCTCGCGCAGGCCATCCTCGAGGTCTTGGCGAATCTCGCTGAAGGTTTTGACCTGAAGGCCAGTGGCGTCAATAAGATCGGGCATCTCTAAATCTCCACCGTTAGACTGTCACGATATTCTTTAGAGAAAATCGTGTTGACAGAGTAATTGGCCGTAAAGTTGCGGCCCTCTTGGAATGTATCAAATTCGACAATGGCCGTCACGCCCTCGCTTTGAAGAATGATGCGGCGCAGGTCAGTTTCGAGCAGGCCGCGCTGGCTTTTGCTGCCTAGGCGGTTTGTCCAATCAATACCGGCTTTCTGGTCAAGGAACCAATCACCAACCCAGCTTAGAATGCGGGTCTTGATGTTGAGACCGATGGCGGTGTTCTGGTCAACATAATCGCCTTTGCCTTTGCCGAACTGCCAGTCGCCAGAGGGGTCTAGGTTGCGGAAAATCATTGCCTTAACTCCCTGAAATGACGATGCCATCAACCACAGTGACGACATTAAAGGTGCCGTTTGCGCCGTTTCCGGCATGGATACTTTTACCAGACTCTTGAATTAAATTCGCCTTGAGATTTAGGTTGTTTGAGCCGTTGCCATAGGTATCGCCCAGAATTGTGACATTGCCGTCAACCTGAAGGTCTTCACTGACTCGCATGTCGCCGTGGTGATAAAAAAGGCTTGCAACGCTGGTGATGAGGGCGTCGGTCAAGTCGATGCGCGCCTGATCACCACCGCCAGGCGCATGGCTCAAGCGAATGCCGTTGGCGAGATAGGTGGCAATGCTGTTGGTAAGCGGGCGAATGCCCACAATGGCAATGGCGTCGCTAATATCATGCACGCGGCTGGTTGTGGGTGCCTGAACACCACCGGCGACAAACCAGTTGTCAATCTCTCGGTCATTGAAAAGAATGAGGCAGTTGTCGCCCGGCTGAATTGGCATCGACATAAAATCAACGCCACCAAAAAGAACCAAGACGGGACAATCGACAAGAAGAGGATATTCGGCATAGGTCTTGTTGCCCTTGCCGTCGATTGAGATGGTCTGCTTGAAGGCGACCTGAATGGTCGCCTTTTGCGTGGCTGGGTCAAACTCTTTAATGATGCCAATCTGCACGCAGTTGATGGCCTTCTGAATCTCGCTCTTGTGATCTTCAAGCAAGTTCATGAGGTTGGGTGGATTGGGTGAGGTGATGTTGGTGTCAGCCATTTACTTCTTTATACCCCCCGAAGATAGTTGTGCCGGTTAGCAGCTTAAAAATGCTTCGGCACTGGCCGCCAACCGCTGAACTGATTGTCCCTTGATGATTGATGCCGATCACTTTATAGCTGCCATTATACACCGGCAAAACGCTTGACTGAAGCTCAACCATTTGGCTGATAGTGACGCGCGGCTCGAACAATGTGTTGACCGTCAGATAGGCGGCATCGCGGCGCGGCGTGTCGAGCAGGCCGGTCTCAGGGCTGAGAAGCGGAAGATCACCGGGGATGACCTCGCTATCTTTGAGCACAAAGACTTTGCCGTTATCGACAAAGACGTTGCCACCACTATATTTTTTGATGAGGTCATAAGTGTTGCCGTTGAGCGCGGTTGCACGCTGCAGCACCTCGGGAAAGTCGCCAACAGCGCCTCGCGCCAATGTCTCAGACCCTTTTGTCAGCTCGCCAACAAGAAACTCAAGCACCTCTTTAATTGAGCTGCCGCTCGACAGGGTTTGAAAGGTCATCTTCTGGCTAATGTCATAGAGGCCTGCAAGCGCCGAGATGGTTGTAACAATCTCTGTGCCTTTGCGCCAGCTATTCGCATAGAAAATGTTGCCGGTATAAATCATCGACAATGAGTCATAGCCAGCCTCAAAAGTGATGGTGCGGTCATTGCGAACAAAGCGGTCTTGAAAGATGCGGTTGCGCTGTGTCTCTGACAAGTTATAGATGTCAATGTCGAGATGGTTCAGGCTTGCTTGTGTGTCGCGCTGCACGGTAAAATTTATAGTCAGCGGCAATTGAATGACGATGAGGTCGCCGCCATCCTTGGGGTCGATAACTAGTCGATAAGAGCGGCCAAACTTCTTCATTCAAACTTCTTTTCAACCTCGAGAACGTCAGCCGCGTTGAGCAAATACATTGCCGAGCGGCCTGAAGAAAAATCGTCGATATAGTAAGGGTCGAGGCCGTCGCCGGTCACACACGCGATGCCAAACGGAATCAGGTTCTTGTAATTCCGCAGCATGTTGGGAGAGCTGGTGACGGCGATGCCGCATGTCTTGAAGTCATTATATTCAATGTCCATGAGCCACAGCATTTGCGTTGGCATATAGCGCAGGTTCATGATGATGCGCTGGCCGACATTGCCGGTCAGGAAGAACTTTTGTTGCGCGTCGGCCGTAATTTTATTGAGGAATAACATCTAGTTACCTCCGGTTGCGCGGGTCAGAATTTTATAATAATCGAACTGCGAGATGTCGCCCAGCTCGCTCGCTGTCTTGACGATGGCATTGGGGTCAATGCCCATAGATTGAAGCGCGCCGAATGTCTCAGGGTTAAGGCCTGGCATGTTACCAACGGTGTTGACCGGCTGCGATTGTTCGACGTTGCGGCCTTGCGGCAGTGGGGTAGGGGAGCCGGACACACCGCGCCCGCTTTCACTTCCCTCAACACTCACAATGCTGACCGTGCGGATTTGCTTAAAGGTGATCGTGAAGTCGGTCACATATTTTGAGCGTTCATCCTGAAGCGCGATGATGCTCTCAATCGCCATATTCGACAGGAACTCATAAGGAGTTTGGATAGATGACAGAATTTTTTGCTCATAGAGAGCCTTGAAATACATATAGGCGCGCTGCTGTTTGCTGTCATTGGCACCGAGATTTTTAGCCAAGCCCCACAAGTCGAGAATCTTGTTCACGCTCTCAAGCGACACGTTATCTAGGCTCAGGTTGCCATCGCGCGCCTTCTGAATGAGAGCAGTGGCCTGTGTTGCTGCGGCTGATAGTTGCGGCAAGAACGATGACACCGTTGTCAGTTTTTGCACTGCCTTTTGAATGAAGCCGCCGTCATTCTGCGGCGAGTAATAGACCAGCTCGCCAACATAGCCCTTGAGCGTCAGGCGCTTGGGGCGAATGGCAATGTGGTCTTGAATAGATTTGTTGTCTTCAGTGTAGTGGTCAGTGATCTCTGCGGTCAGATTGAGAGACGTGTCGCCCTCATTGTCGAACACAAAGCCACCAATGCCAAACTCATTGAGCGGCGAGACAATGAACTTGCTGAAGCTGTCTGTGAGAAGCTGAAGATCGTTTGCCATGGTTAGTTACGCGGCCCGAGATTGACCTGCGCCCCCGTTCGATCATAGGTTGGTTGAACCGCGCGGCCCACAGCATCGCCAATGGCTTGCGGGTCGCTCTCGGAATGAATTTCAATGTTGTTGGTGATGGTCGTGTTGCCTCGAGCTGCACCAAGAATGCGGTCGAGGTCGGCCTCACTATGAACGTCGGTGATGTCGATGCCGGACGGTGCAGCATCGTCAATAGGTGGCGGCTCTTGACCATTGTGGGTGAGGCGGTAACGGTCTCGAAAGTTCATATGTTGGTTCATGGTGTTGGGCATGTCTTTTTCAAACAGCGGCGTGATGATGTCGCCCAGACCGTTGCCCCACCAGCGCGTGAAGTTACCAATGGCAGTATCGTCACCACTCATCCATTTATCAAGTTCAGACAGTGCAAAAGCTAGGCTACCGACGACGACGGCAAAAGCTGTCATTTGAGGCGCAAGTACGGCCATGAATGCGGCAAATCCAGCTGCTTGTGCTGGGCCTGGCAGACGACCAAATAGGTTGAAGACGTGCTCAAAATCCTTGGTCATCTCATCTAGATAAGGCTTCATCTCATGATATGCCTCTTTGATGTCTGGGAAAATATCTGCGGCTTTGATCTCCATCCACTGTTCGAAGTCGAACTTGAGCTGGTTCATCTCCTTACGAAAATCGGTCAACGCCTGAAGAGTCTCGGGCGACAAGACGCGACTATCGGCCAGCTTGTCGAACTGTTCGCGCGTGAGCTGCAGCGCGTTAATCATGCCCGGGTCGAGGCCCAGACCGGCAATCATGTCATTGGTCTGGCGCAAACCCCACCGCTGCACGGCTTCTTGATAGTGGTTGCGGATATCCTCGAGCACCTCGAATGCGCCCTTGCCATAGATGGCCTGGCCGGTGAGCTGTGAGAATAGGCCGCCGCCTTGCCCTTGGCCCATGCTGGCATCTGCAATGGTCTTATTGAGCGCCAAAATGCTGCCGCGCACTTGGTCAATTGAGAGGGCCGGATTCTCTAGCGTGGCGGCTGCCTGCCACTTCTGAAGCTCTACAGTCGACTCACCAGTCAGGATGTTGAAATTCTGAAGCTGAAGGGCGTTTTCGGTCAGGTTTGACGACAGGCGCTCGAAAGCCCACAGCGCGCCTGTTGCAGCCGCCGAGAGCTTGAGCATAGAGGCGAGGCCTTGCTGAAGGTCGCCTTGAAAGTCTTTTAACTTCTGCGCGTCAACGTCGAAGCCTAGCTTGATGAATAGTTCGCCGACATTCACGATTCTGCCCCCGTCTTATTCATCTCAGTATATGTGCGTTCATAGTCGCTGACAAACGCTTCATATTCGATAATGCCGATCACGACATTCACCGGGGCAGATAGTACCTTATTCGGGTCGCCTTGATAATAACCAGCTTTGGCAAGACGAAGCCCCACATAGAGCGCCTCGACCGATGCGTCAACTTCTACTTTAGGCTTCCGCTTTTGATGGCCGCCTGAAGCTCCTTGAACACGAAAAGGAGGCCGTCGAAAAAAGGGGAGACGTTTTCTTTCATGCAACCGAGCGCGATTGGGTAAAAGTCACGGCGCGCCTCAAGAGCCTCAAAAGTTTTCTTGGTGATCTTCTCGTCTTTGTAAAGGCAGCGCGACAAGCACGGCCACAGCGCCTCATAAACCTCAACCGAACTGTCAACCGTCAGCGCCATGGCAGCGAGGGTCTTAATGTCAGCACTAAAGTCAATATTTGCGATGGCACTGCTTCGGACAAGTTCACGAATGACCGCGTTCTTCAGGTTCATTGCATCCTGAAAATCAGCAGGGTTGATGACGACTTTTGCGCCCGAGATGGCGGTGATCTCAGTCATTATTGAATGCTCCGAACGGCGTTAGAGAAGGTCATGTTATAGACGGCAACAGCTTGGCCGGTGTCGCCTGAAGAGTTTTCTTTGCCATCGACAGGGCGAACAATCACACCGCCCAGTAAGGTGTAAACGTCGCGCTTGACGTTGCCCTGACCATCGCCGAGACGCTTCACAAACTGGCCGGTCGCCAGCTCGGTTGAAACAAAGTCAGCGGACATGGCAGCCAGCTTTGACTGCATGAACTGATCGTCGCTCGAGCCTTTCATGAGGCGCAAGACGACATTGGCGTTGTTGCCCTGTTCATTCTTGGCGAAGATGGTGTTCTTGTTCTTGCCGGTCTTGACGGTCACAAGGTCATTGCCGAATGCAACGGTGGTGATGTCATCATCGGCAAAATCGTTGAAAACTCGGCCCCACAAGGTCAGGGTGTCGTCGCTGGTTACGGTAAAAATTGACATGGCTTTTCCCCTTAGTCGTTGACCAGAACAATCACATCGCTGGTGTGGATTGCACCGGCGCGCTTAATGGCGATTTGCACAAGCGGTGCCTTGCGCTGTTCGCGCTCGCTGGCCGACTGCTGCACAATGGGCAGGCTGTAAATGTAATAGCCAACCGTGAGAATGTTGTTCTTGAAGGTCTCGGGGTCGCCAAAGGTCTCGGAGCTTGTCCAATAGCCAGGCGCGATGCAACCGTTGCGGATAAAGCGTTCAAGCACCTGTGCATAGGCATTCTTGAGGCCATTCATGCCCTGTTCAGTCTGCGGGACTTTGGTGTTGGTCTGGCGCAAATAGTTGAAGCCAGCGGTCTCGAGTGCGAACTTGAGCGCCAAGTCAGAATATGGGTTGTCGAAGTAGTCGTTGCCGCCCGTCGAGAACACCGAGGGGACTCCGTCATAGCTGACATAGAGGTCAGCGCCAGCGGCATCGGCCTGTGCATAGATGGTTTGATTGATTCCAAGGTCGGGCGTAATGGTGGCAAGCTGTTTCAGATTCATGGTCTGAGAGGTGTTGCTGCCAGTGAAGTTGACACTGAAGCCGCGACCAGCATAGGCCGCCTTTTCAAGATTGGCAGCTGCATAGCTCGGCGTATAGAGAAGCGAGCGCGTGCGCGTGTCGGCGGCCTGCTGAATTGTCGTGATGACACCGGCAATGTCTTGCACGCTGGCAAAGTGGTGAATGAACATGAAGTCCTGCGCCTGAATGCCGTTGGCAATGGCGAGAACCGCAGAGTCCTCAAGAGCAAGGTTGGTGATGATCGGCGTATAGCCAACCAGGCCAGCGGTGCGGGTGATGGCCTGAAGAATGGTCTCGCCAGAGCTGTTCTGGCCTGCGGTTGCCGAGCCAGCAGCCGCGTTGAAGTAGCCAGCGCCGTTGAGGGCTGTGCCACCACCGCCAGAAACAGCGGCCATGGCAACAGTGCTGGTTGAGCCAACCTTCTTCGAGGTGAGGGTGAAGCCGTTTGCGTCAGCGGTAACGACAACCTCAAGCAGAGCGGCCTGAAGAACCTTGGCAACGTCGGCCCAAGTTGTGCACTTGGTGAAGTTGAGGCCGGTGAGGTTATAGGCCACACCGTTGACCGTGATTTTCACATCGCCATTCGTCACGGCAATGATGGTGGCAAGGTTGGCCGAGATGTTGGCAGTCACAAAGTTGCCAGCCGTGGCCGACACTGAATTGAGAAGAGGAATGACAACCAGACGGCCACCACCGCTGCGAATGTTCGGGGTCTGGCTGAAGATGGCGTTTGCCATCTGGGCGGTCACACTGTTGGTGCCGAAGTCGTCTGCCACCTGATTAGCGCCAACATAGATGCCATATGGGTCAAGACTGTTCGACTGTTCGGTCGTGAAAAGTGCGAGGCTGTTCACATTCTTCTCGGTCAGACCAGAAGGCGTGTTGGTGATCGACACGTTGATGATGTTGGTGATCGGAAGAATAGACATTTTGTTTCCCCTTTTTTCTTTTTGTTACCACATACCGAGGTTTTCGACAATCATAGCATATCGCTCAAGGTGCAACTTACATCTTCCGGCCCCTCATAGTCCGTCACCTTTGCACGGTAGCGGTCATAGTTCTGATCGACAAAGAAATTTACACCATTGCTGGCCGGTGCGCCATCAACAGGAATGCCGGTGGCTTTTTCCCATAATCCTGAAGGCTTGAGAATCTGAAGCTCGACGTTGGCCTTTGCCCCAAAATTTGAGTAGCAATAAAGCGTTTTGTAACCCATGGGCAGGCCATGTAAAACAGGGCCATTGACGTTGCCGCGCGCGTTATCAAGAACCACCAACCCCGTCTCGGCATAAGCTGGGATTGCCATCAACATCATGATTAGGGTCAGGATAACGCGCATGTCGACTCCTTACTTGATCGGATAGTAAATGAGCACGATGAGGCCGGGCGAACCAGTGCCGCCAGCGGATGCCACAGAGGCACCACCACCGCCACCACCGCCGCCGCCATAGCCGCCAGCGTTGCCACCGGCACCGGCTGTCACAGCGCCACCACCTCCACCGCCCGAGCCAGGGCCATAAGCGCCAAGCCATACTGGGTAAAGGCTGCCACGGCCACCAGTCGGGGTGCCAGTGTTGCCAAATGCACCACCACCACCGCCGCCATTGGTCGAGTCACCACCAGCAGGAGAGGCCTCCGTGCCACCAGTGCCGCCGCCGTCGCCGGTCGGGCCATTGCCACCGATAGCGCCCTGAGTACCAGTCGCAGCCGTACCAGCCGAACCACCGCCAACAGCGCCACCAGCACCAGCGCCGGTCTGGCTTGTGCTGCTACCAGCAAGGCCGGGGAAGCCAGCGCCGAGGAGGCTTGCTGCGCCGCCGCCACCACCGCCTGAGAACGTACCTTTATCCGCACCAGCGCCACCGGCAAACTTGATGGTGCCAACGCTCGAGCCAGCCGAACCACCAGCGCCACCAGTGCCAGCGGTCGTGCTTGCGCCAAACTGGGCAACAAGAGTCGAGCTGTTCTTAAACTGGGTAGTCGTTCCAGTGCCGCCTGTGCCGATCTGGTAGGTAATCGAAGTTCCGGCTGTATCGGAAAGATTAAAAATCTGAGCGATTGCGCCGCCGCCACCACCGCCGCCGCCGAAGTTCGTAAAGTTACCGGGGGCGCCGTTACCGCCTTCGCCGATTGCGATAACGGTATTCGCGTGGCGGTTCCAGTCAGCCGGAAGCGTGTAAGTCGTACCGGAAGTCAGAACGACCGTCTTAGGCTGGGGGCATGAACCGCCGAGGCAGTCAGTCCAACCGCGACCGATGATCGAAACGTTCGTTGAAGCAGCCGAAGCGCGTAAGCGAACCTGACGCGCTGAGTTGGTCGAGATGTCAGGGCAGGCCGCGTTAGCCTGACCGGCTGCAGTGGTGATCTGCTGAAGGTCGAAGCCAGCCGACGTGCTGAACGGGATGGTGTTTGTCGGGGCAACGTCGGCCTGTTCATCAAGGCCAGTCATCAACAGCGATGTCGGGGGAGAGTCATTGCTGATGCTGATTTGGCAGTTCGGTGTAACCTTTACGCCAGACGGCACAAAGGAGAGCGCCTGATACACTGCCGAGGTGCCGACCGAAACGCTGTTAGCGGATAGCTGCATAGCGTTCAGCGTGAACTTCTGGCCGCGCTGGGTGAAGGCCACAATGTTTGCGCCGCTATTGGTCAGGAATGAACCAACGCGAGCCTTATAGACATAGCCAGCGGGCATGAGCGGGGCAAAGCTCGAGGTTGAGCACAGATAGCCAACAGCCGAGAGAGCTGGCTTGCCAATGGCAAAGACGTGATAGGTCGAGTTTGCCGCAACGCTGCCAGTGTCAAGGCAGCCGTTGCCGGTGCCAGCGGCCCATGCTGCCGTCGTCTTGGTGAAGGCGGGCATGACCATTTGCACAAAGCTTGTGTCATCGGTCACACTGCCAGCGGCAATGCCGATGGTGGTGTTCGGTGTGGTCAGGTCATTGGAAAGCTGCAGGCCGCCAATGTAGTTCACAAACGATGAAGCTGTGATGTCGCCAAGACCCTTCCAAGAAGGCGATGCGCCGGTGCAGACTTCCATGGTGCCAAGTGAGGTGTTGTAACGCTGTTCGCCAACGTGAGAAGCATCACAAGTGCCGCGCTGTGCGGTCGTGCCAGCAGGGAAAGCCACGGCCTTGGTTGCGTTAACCGGGTCTTTCATATCAAGTGCAACAGTTGTGCGGGGATGCGCGGGGCCGATGCCGAACGGCACACCGCGACGGGTGAACTCGCCAGTGTAGCCGCCCGATCCGTTGCCCATGGTGTCGAGCGACATAAGGGCGGGGGTCTCATTTGTGGTGTTAAGGCTGCCGAGGATGTTGGCGCCGTTGAACCAGCCGCTAACGTGAACCCCATTATCAAGGCCCTCGGTTCCGTTCATATGGGCGATATAGTCGATTACGCCGTTAGAGTCGCGCAACAGGAAGTCAGAGAAGCGCACACCCTGAACAGTCTGGCCGCCGCCGCCAATCGCCATGATCGGGCGACGGCTGGTGTATTTGACAATTACGTTGTCGATGGTGCCGGTGAAGGCCGAGCCGGTGAAGGCAATGCTTTGAGTTGCACCGCCCACAATGGTCTGCGAGATGGCCGTGCCTGAAGCCGAGATTGGCGTGCCTGAAACACCGCCAACAACCGGCGTGACGGTGCCGCTCGTGACGGTCACGTCTGCCGTGATGGTGTAGGTGTAGCCGTTCATAATGGCGGCCACCTGAGAAAGAGAGGCGTTTGTGTTGGTCGCCACGGCATTGAAGTTGGTCAGGTCGATAGACCAGCCTGCACCCTTGGCCCAGTCCAAATCCTGACCGAAGCCGCCAGTCGAGATGAAGTTGTTCGACAGGCTCGGGCGGTTGATGCTGTTATCGTTCGCCATATAGCCAAGGCTACGGCCGAAATAATATTCAGGGCTTTGTTCGTTGTCGATCGACATCGAATTATGATACGACGCGCCAGTATCGCCGGTCGCGTGAGGGCTAGAATACCAGAAGCAAGGGCCGTTTGAACAACCGAATTCGATACGGTTTCCTAAGAACTGATTACCGGCGCCGCCGAACTGAGGCATCGAAATAATGCCACCGCCTGAATATTGGTTCATCCATGACATGTTATCGGAAATATTTTGCGCGTAACCATGCGAGAAAATGGAAAACTGCGACTTGATAGTACGCGGCAGGGTGTTGGCGGTCGTCGAACAGCCGGATACAGCCAAGCCAGTACCCATATCAATCGGGCAACCGACAATAGTACGGGCGCGGGCCATACTGACATTGTTCAACTCGAGCGCGTTCTTGGCGCAGCAGCCGCCATTTTGCTGGGTGTTACCGATAAGGCCAACCGGCACAACTTCATAGTTGCCGCTCATATAAAGGTTGTTGATCGAAAGCTCGGTCGCGCCGTTCATGTCGATGGCGAGCTTGCTGGGCGAGCTGGTGGCAACGCTGTTCGAGCTGATAGTCAGCGCGCCTGCGCCGGTCGAGGTTTCCTTGGTGGTGGCGTCCATGTTGCCGGGCGAGACGCCAAACATCGACACAAAAGAGTTGTTGGTGAGCTGCCAACGATTGTTCAGGTCACAGCCGTTGCCAACCTGAATGCCGGTGCGGCGCGTGGTGGCGCTTGCGGCTGCGGTTGCAAGAGTGGCCTGATCGCCGCTGCCAGCGCATTGGGCGATGATTGGGGCCGCATTCTGGCCGCCAGGCAGAGCATAAAGACCATCAAGGCCAGTCTGACCCGAGATTTTAGTGGTGGTTGCATTCCACTGGCCGCTTGCGCTTGAATAAACGAAAGTCGTCGCGCCATTGGCCGAGAAGTTGGTCGGCGCACCGTTGAGCGTGCCGCCGTTGAAAGTAACGGCGGTGACATTCTGCTTGCTGAAAATGGTGATGAGGTCGCCATTCGAGGGAGAGGCGGGCATGGTTAGGGTGAGGGCGGCCAAGGTGCCAGCCGGTTCAATGAAGACGGTGCTTTGATTAGCGCCGGTGAGGGCGAGGGTGTTGCCAGTAGTCGGCACAAAAGTCTCGGTCGCCATGGTCACGCCGTTGCGCGTCCATTTGGTCGGTGCGGCTTCAGCTACGCCAGCAAAAGCGAGCGAGGCAATCAGCAACAGACTAGCGATAATCTTCTTCATAACCGTTCCCCTTAGTTCAATGACCAGTCGCCCGTAGCCGACATAATAACCCAATCACTTGCATTCAGTCTGCGGATTCGCAGCGTACCTTTTGAGAGCGACACAATGTTGCCGCCCGGCTGGCTTTGCTCATTGCCTTGATAAGCAATATCATTGGCTTGAAGGTCAATCAACATGCCAAAGGTGGTTTGATTGGCAAACTCAAATTCAACTACCTGACTCGGGTCGGCGGCCGGGATGGCAACGGTGATTTGGCCGGTCGCGCCTTTATTCGAGATACACTTGCCGGTATCGGCTGCGGTGAGTGACACATTGACAGTCGTGTTCACGTTGACGGCGGCTTGGCGCACGATGTCTGAAACTGTGGTTTTTACGGTGACATTGCCAGAACCGTTGTTCTGAACAATCGGGACAAGCTCCGCGCCTGTAAGGGGGCCAGCACTAGGAAGCCCAGAGATTTTAGTGTCAGCCATTTTCTTCTTCCTTATTGCAAGTGACTATAGAGGTCTTTTGGCCCAGCTTCAAGGCCCGTTGTAGGTGATGACATCAAGCCCAATGAATGCGCCGTCTTCAGTCAACAGCGCGTCGCCGGTCTCGAGCAACAGTTTCCATGGGGTCGCGGTGTCGCCCACGATCTCAAACTCAATGATTCCAGTGTCGGTGCCGATGCTGTTCTCATCGTCAACGCGCGTGCGGAAGTCGTCATACCAGCCGCCAACTTGCGACAGCTCGGTCTCTTTCTGATACCAGACAAAGCAGTTGAAGGTGAGGGTGTAGCGGTTAATATTGCTTCCCCCCTCGGCACCGCTGGTGTTGAGGAAGTTGACCGGCAACCGGCTGATCTTGAAGAAGTTTGCCTCTTGGGTCTGCTGGGCTTGAATGCTGCGAAGTGCGGCCATGACTTCCCATCGGCGCGACAGTGCGGCATTGTCGCGACTGAAGAGGTCAATCTGAATGGCATCGCAGGTCTGCACGCGCTGAATCTCGAACTCGCGGAAGAAGATTTCTGTCTCATCGGAAAGATAAGCGCCATCCTCAGTGACAAGAAAGTCACCATTCTCTGCCAAAATGCGCGCCGGTCGATTGTCGCGCTCTTCCATGTAGGTTTGCGCCGAGACAGGGCGTGAGTCGACCATACCGACGACGACATAAAGGCCAGTGTTGGGCGGCACCGAGCGGTTCTGGTAGCGCAGCCAGATTTGACTATCTGTTAAGCCGAGTTGGCCCTTCAGAATGTCGATGATGAATTGCTCGGCTGTCTTATCCATTATCCGGCCCCACATAATCCTCGACGACATGATACTCTATATAGTTGTTTAGGCGATAGTCTTTCACGCCCATGACCTTGAATTGCTTGTCGGCATAAACGATCTTGTTACCGGGCAAAAGATTGAGCGAGCCGGTCAGGCAATGGATTTGCAGCCATTCCCAATGACGCTGACCCTCGGGCTTAAGCTTCAACTCGTTCGGAGAGAGAGGCTGAATCGTTCCTTTGAAAGTGACCAGAGTTGCAGCCGTTTGGACAAAGCCATCGACAATGGTCTCGGTGATTTGCTTGATGGTGATCTTGGTGAACCAGCCAGCAAAAGCCGCGCTCATTTGGGGCATTCCCGAAAGCTGGTTAAGGGGCTTGGCTGGCATTAGAAGTCACCTTTCTTCACGACATCGCTTGTGATGCTGCGGCGCAATTCGCCGGTGTCAATGAGGGGCTTGCTTGAGCCTTTGCGGGCGACTGTCTCCGGGGTGTTGGCGGGCCATTTGCCATAACCGCCTGTGCTGAATGCCTGCTTAACGTAACCCTCGGCCGCCATGCCAAGGATTTTGAACACGGTCACGGCGTCACCAGCTTCCACAGCTTTACGCACCGCTGGGCTGTCCATCGACTTCACAATCTCTTTGGCGTGCGTCTCGACCGGCATCCGCAAAAAGGAGCGGGCAGGGATGTTGTTTGTCTCGCTGCCGAACTCATGGATGACGCCGATCTCGCCATTATCCATTCCCGAGTCGTCGTTACCTTTGCGGGCAACATCGCTGCCCAAGATGCCAACCCGAGCCACCAGACTGTCACCCAGCTTGCGGGCAATGTCCTCAAGTCCATCAAGGTTAAAGCTGATCTCGGTCTGCTGCGCCATTATGGAGTCGTCCCCCCGCAGGCAATGCCCACATTGCCCACAAGCATAGGCAACACAAGCGACAGGTATTTCATGCCGTATCCCGTCTGGGCATAAATGGCAAAGCTCGGGTTGGCAAGATAGGTCGCGGGGATGCTATAGCTCTCCGACACGCTGCCAACAGAGCGAGAGGCCACGGGGAATGACCCGGTGCCGGATATACCAGCCGCAGCGTTCCGCATGTCAACCGCGAGATAATGGGCGGTCAGGTAGAGGTAACACAGCTTGATGACGTCATCGCCACTGAAGAGGGACTGGTTGAAGTTGACCTGCGCCTCGCCAAATGCGCGGGTGATGTCTGAGTCCTGCACATAGTTGTCGGTGCTGTCATCAACCACGGCCCACTTGGCGGTGTCGGTGCCGGGCGTAACCCCGGTGGTGCCGTTTGCAAGGCAGTCATAAAAAAGCTCGGTCACTGCGTAATAGACTCGGTTGCCAGCATTGTAGAGCTTGGCCGCGTCATAGCTGGGCAAATATGGGAAGTCCCGGCGAAAAAGAGCTTTGAAATCTGCAACCGTTATCGTGTTCAAGTCCATCATCATTCTCCAAGAAAAACCCCGTAAGCCATTTTCAGACTTACGGGGCTTCGGGCTGCGCGGGGGTTATCCCTTCTTATTCCTTGCCGAAAACCATTTCTTTGGCTTCATCTTCCTTAGCGCCTTCAGCGATAAGTGACTGCACCTGAAGATTGGCCGCCGTAAGCTCTTCAACCGTCATGCCGCGCTTTTCAGCTTCAGCCGCAAAGGCTTTGGCCTGCAGCTCAGGCGCGCTCGGCTCGAGCGGTGCCTTTTCTTTGACCTCGGCCAAGTCTTCGACCGGCGCGAGTGGGGCGGGGGCCGCGAATGCCTGTGTGGCCTCTTCCAAGTCCTGAAGCTCGGCACCGAAGAGCCGCTTCAGTTTCTTGGCGAGAGGTGCAGGAAACGCCATGACCGCCATGGGGGCGAAGTGCACGCCCTCTGCGACAGTAATGGTGCGCTCGCCTTTATTGAGAAGTTTGATTGTCGGTTCGCTCATCATCGTTCCCCTTATGAGTTCCAGTCGAAGTAAAGCACTTCAAGCGGGCGATAAGCCTTGGCACCAGTAAACTGACCATAACCGACGTTCTGATACTGGAAGCCGTTGATGGTGTTCTGCAGGGTGGTTGTGTAGTCAACCGGGATGTCCATGCGGATGGTGTCTTCATCATAACGCATGAGGGTGTAACGGTTCTTATTCAGACCGGACACGTCAGCGTTGTTTGCCTGATCGGCATAAGCCAGCGGCAAAATCTTGAAGTTGGGGTTCATCGTCACGGTCTTGAATGCGTCGAGCAGGTAGTCGAGCATCTTGACAGGGAAGGTGCCAGCGGTGCCGGGAACCAGAGTCGCCAGACCGTTGTAATCCGCTTCAGGGATATAGAAGCGGTCGGGGTAAGCGGTGCGACCGTTGTTTGCGCGGAAGGCTTCAACGAGACCGGCAACAAAGGCGCTGAACTGGGCCGCGTTCATCGACTTAATATAAGTCGTGATGATCGAGATGTTCGAGTTCACATCGGCCTGAGTCAGCAGACCCTTGACGCTGGTGTTGGTGCGGCTGCCCAAGAAGGCGATGCGCTGAATGCCCAAGTCCCAGTTGCGCTTGCGGCTGCGCTCCTTGGCTGTCACCAAGTCCCAATTGCCAGCGCGGGCGGCCTGCTGAATGTCGAACAGGTTATAGGTGAGCTGCTTGCCCCAATTGACAATCGGCACAAGGATGCTGTCAACCGCTGCATCAACTTCAGCCAGTCGGCCACCGTTGACGGCAGTGTTCACGATGCCTTGCTCGAAGTCGCCGCCGAGCTGGAAGTCACGATAGGTGAGGAGCTGGCTTGCCCATGCGCCTTCACCAACGCGAACCGGCAGATAATCAGCAGGTGCGACCGTGAAGAACTTCTGTTCGACAATGCGCTTTGTGATACCGGTCAGGGTGGTGATATTTACATCGACGCCGAGGTCGTTGCAAATTTCCTGATTGCGGTGCGCGACCATTGCCTCGAGGTCGGTAAGCTCGATGAACTGGCCCTTCGAGTTCTTGATTTCGGTCTGCAACATGGCTTTTTCTCCTGCTTCTTCTTATTAAACGAGTGCATAAGTGATGGTGAACGAGATCGAGGTGCCACCAGCAGCCGCCGTGCCGACGTTAACAGCACTAAGCGATTCGGTGACCGTAAGGTCTTGGCCGAACTTAGCGCCGACGTTAGCGGCAAGGGGCAGGATGATTGCGCCATTGGTGAGCGCGGCCTGACCAACAACCGCGACTTTTTCAGCCGAGGTGGTTGACTGAAGATCGACGCTTGTGTTGGTGGTGAAAGCACCGGTGACGCGATACGCCCAATTTGTGACGCGGATTTTCTTGCCAGAAACAGCCGGGACAAGCGTCTTGCCTGCGTTGATTTCGGCGAGTGTGGCCGTGACAACAACGGTGCGAGTTAAGCCGGGCTGTGAAGCGACCTTTGGCGTCTCGATGAACACGCGGATGAGGTCATTGTTGGCCGAAGCCTTGTCATAGGCAAAACCAACAGTCGGTTTGATACCGGCAGACGGGCCAACCTTGTTCGCTACATAGTCGAGTTCAACAGCGCCCAGACGCGAGATTGCGGCGTTGGCCGTCATGAACATGAAGGTGCCATTGATCGCAATTTCGAGGCGGCTGTTGGCCGGATAGTTGGCATCCTTGAAGTTGCGCGTCACGAAACCGAACACGGGGTCGGTGTTCGATGTCACAGCGGTTACGGTCGGCACACCTGATAGGGTGTCGAGAACCTTGACGGCCTGACCAGGGATAAGGGCAACGGACTCGGAAGGGTTGACAAGACCGGAGACGATCTGAACGCCCTGAACGGTCATGTCGATTTCGCCCTGTACCGGAGTTTGAGCGAACTGATTGATATTGAGTGCCATTTTACTTCTCCCTGTTAGTTCGAACCATAACGTGACTGACCGCGCGCGGTCTTATCCTGACCCGTCTCAATGGCAGGACTCGCGGCAACCTTCAAGTGGGCATTCCGCAGCTCGTCATAGCTCTTGCGGCCCTCGGCCTTGTTGGTGATTTCCTTGGCCTTGGCTTCAGCAGCCTTGCGCTCTTCAGCGGCCTTGGAGTTGGCCTTTTCTTCAGCGGCTTTGTCCTCTTCGGCCTTTTTCTTTTCGTCGGCGTCTTCGTCGGCTGAGTTTTTCTTGGCGTTCTTCAGCGAGTTGTAAGCTGCAACCAAATCCTTGAGGGTCATGCTCTCATCGCCAACCGGCACCATCTCGTTCATCTTTTCCTCATCGGCGAGCTTCTTGGCGTCGTCGTCTGTGGAAGAGTTCTTCTTTTCAGCGGCAAGCTTGGCGGCCTTATCGGCGGCCACAGAGTTCACCATCTCCTGCACAGAGATGACAGAACCGTCGATCTCGACAAAGGTGTCAGCGTCAATCTTATCGGCTGTCACCGGCTCGCGCTTGGTCTTGAAGAATGAAAACATCGTTTTAGGCTCCTTCTTATTGGTCAGCTCATTGAGCTTTTGCTTTTTTTCGGCCTGATAGGACTTAAACCCATCTGGCGACAAAATGCAAGCCCCCTCATAGCGGGGGTCATCGACGATGGCAAGGTGGGTAAATTCACCAGCCATGATGCGACGGTCATAAGGGATGTTGTGCCAGAGGCCGCCTTTGTCATCCCACTGCGTTGGGACATAGGCATTCGAGACCGCCCAGCCGCGCTGAATCGCTTCATGCGCCGCGTCATCAACCGCAACAAATTTGACCCAGCACCAGCCATCAAGCTCGTTGTAAAAGCTATCCGAGATATAGCCAGCCGCCTGCTGCTTGAGGTTGTCGAGGTCAACTTTCTGGTGGCCGATAAAGACCGGCTTGCCGACAAAAGACGCGGCCATGGCCTTCATTTGGTCAGCTTCGACGAGGATTTTCTCGTTCAAATAGCCACAAATGCCCGGCTGCATATGCTTGGCATAGAAGGTCTTTGGGAATTGAGATGCGTTCTCGAGTTCGGACAATTTAGCCTCGTTCTTTTGTCACATAATACGCGATTAAGGGATTAGTGCAATAGGGACACACCGGCAGCCATAATCCTCGCCGGGGTGATTGCGCGCACCGGTGCGCCGATTGGTGACTGGTGGCGAGTCCCATGAAAACTGTTTGCCGTTTAGATCGCGGTGATCTTGGCGCTCGCGTTCATCGTCTGCGCCGTCCCAGATATAGCCGGTTGAGCCAATGTCACGATAGCGTGACTCATGGTATTTAGACATTAGAAGCGACGTCTCTTGGCGCGCCAAAAAAGTGGCCTTTGCCTTGCCGACTTTGCGGTTGTCCATGATTGTCTTTACCAAGTCAGCCGAGCGGCGACCTGCAAAGGCGTTTGTTGCGATGTCTTGGCGCAGCTTGAGGATATTATCGGCTGTCCAGTTTTTAATATACAGGTCAAGGTTAAGCGCCCATTCACTTGCCAGCATATCAACGCTGGCTTGGGTGAGGGTAGGGGCGATAGTGATGCTTTGCACCGCGCGCTGAAAATCTCCCTCCATCCACTCGATAGACTTAGTGTATTTTTCTTTTGTGTCCGATAGAAGGTCAATGCTCTCGACGTTGATATTGTCGAGCGTCTGAATCATGCCAGCCGCAAGGTCTTTGTAACGCTGATCGGCTGCAGCCTGTGCAAAGCGCCACTCAACTGGGATTTTGTCGGGGTCGAACACAAAGCCGCCCGCGCGCTTGCTCATCTTGCCGCCAAGGTCACGGATGCGCTTGCTTAGGCGCGCATTGAAGTTGCCCTTGATGACACCACTATCAATGAACAGGTCGCCGCTGCGGATAGCCTCGGCCAGCGGGTCAGCCGCGTTGCCATATTCATTGTTGCGGGTAAGCGTCTCCATCATGGGCCGATAGATAAGCTCATCGAAGATTTGCATGATCTCGGCCTCAATAGGCGCAAAATACTTCAGCTTGAGCGGAATGGTGACGCGCTTCATTTCGTTCTCGGTGTGTCTTTGGCATCACCGCCACCGTCTTGCACTGTGAAGTCGCCATTGACGGGCGGCAGGGCATCGGTCGTCTCATCAAGCTCAACCGGCAAAAGGCTGTTCTTGTTGATGCTCTCTTTGGCCTCTTGCGCGGTCGCCAGGCCAGAGGTGAAGCTCGACATGGTACGGTTGAATTGCTTGTCCTTGACATCTTCCTCTTCAACCGCGTTGAGAATGCGAAGCGGACTCCATTCGATTGTGAGGTCTTCAGGGATAAAGCCGAACAGCTTTTGGCAGCACAGGGCAATTGCATCAACCAAGATGAACTTGACCTTATTGCGAACCTCACTCCGAATCATCGCGTTATAGTTCTCGATGTCATCCTCGCCAGAGTTGAAGCCAGCCGCGCTAATTCCGAAGAGCTTGGTGATCGGCATCTTGAGATCAGCCGCAACGCCTTGGCGAATCTGGGTAAGAACTTCAGCAAGGCCGGTGAAGGTGATTTGCTTCTGGGCATAATCGTCTTCGGCGTCCATGGTGATGGCGTTGTTATAGTTCTTGATGCTGTTGGCGTGGCTAATGCGCTTTGACACATCGGCGGTGCCTTTGGCCGAGATAAGCGCCGCGTTGAAGCCCTTGATTTTATAAACGTCAATTTTGGCCTCATCGAGCAGCTCGAAGATGACATCTTGGTTCTTGAGATATTGGTTGATTGAGCGAACGACGCGCTCCATCTCGCTCATGCCCCAGCCGCGCAGGCTAGGGCGCAAGAATGACGGTGCCTCTTTTCCCTTGAACACCATGACGCGCGATTGATGAATGCGGTATCCGTAATAGTTATAATACTTGCCCGACTGCGCGCCCAATGCACCACCGACTTGGGTGTTGGCATTGATGTTCATCTCGTTTGAATATAGCTCCCACATATCACATGACCGCAGTTCGAACGGGCTGTCTTCGGTGATCTTCTTGATGTCGAGCGGCTCATCGGCCTTCTGGTCTGTCAGGATAATGATTGCACCACCGCCAAAGAGGCGACCCCATTTGACCGATTGCATGACCGAGTCAACAACGCGGGTGCGCTCCATGTAAATCTCGAGCTTCTCAATGTCGGCAGCGTCAAGCTCGCCCGTCTTGATCTCGAAGCCGGGGCTGAATGCGTCGTCAACCGGCTGGTCAACAAGGGTCTGCACAATGCCGTGCTCGACATAGAGCTGGGAAAGCAACTGACGGAAGTTTGAGATGAGATAGCCGCGCAGGTTAATCTGCAGAGTGGTGGTCTGTGAAAGCTGTGCGCCATTCATGAAAGAATGACCGGTCAAGGTCGAAACCAACTCGCCCAATGAATTATTGATCTCTGTGGTCATTGCTCTCACCTCTTAGGGGGCGTTAAATTCTCGTCCGACAGTAACACAAAAGGCCGCCAGCCGCCAAGTTGCTCATTAGAGCACGTCCAAGATTGACACGTCGGACTTAATATAGTCGGCCAAGGCATAGCGCAAGGCGTCGATATAATGGTTCCATTTATCAATGATAATGGGCAAAATCTCCTTGGTGTTCTTGTCCACCTTGTAGGAATATTTCTTCAATTCCTCAATAAGATGCACGCAACGCGGATGCACGATGATCTTGTTGAAAGACCGCAGGTATTCGACGCCATCCTCAACGCTGCCTTCCCACTTGGGCGCGCCGTCGATGTTGATTGAGCTTTTGCGAACGTGGCTAATGGTCTCTGGTCGGCTGCTGTCACCGTACCAATGCCAGCTCGTCGCGCCGGGAATGATTTTCATGTGAGTGCCGAGGTCATCAAGCTCAATGTGATAGCCGCCTGACTCGTAATCGACATAAAGGTTGGTCTCGCCTTCTTCAATCATGATAAAGGCGCGCACAAAGGCGGCAGGGTCATCGGCAAAGCCCCAATCAGCACCAAGGAAGAAGCGCGATTGATAGATATTATCATGATGCGGCGTCTCGAATGCTTGCTCGACCCACTTGCCATGAAAGACGATTTGGTCAGCGCGGCCAACTGCAAGGCCCATATATTCATGATCGTATTCAAGCGGCTCTTTGATGCGTAGGGCTTCAGCGTCGGCGATGAACTTGGGGCCAAGCCACTCGGGCGGCACATCAAGATAGGTTGAATGGTGAATGTAGCGGCCTGGCGTTTCCATGTCGCATTCTTTATTGACCCATGAGGCTGGGTCATTGGGCGGGTTGTAGGTGATGAACTCGACAAAGACCTGCCCACCGCGCAAGACCGACTGCCCGACGTTGCGAATCTCGGCCATTCCATTGAACTCGGCAGCCTCTTCAAACCACAGGAACTTGAAATAGCCCTTCTTGATTTTGATGGATTTTAGCTTCAGCGGGTCATCGAGACCCTTCATGATAATCTTCTGGCCGGTGGGCTTGTAGGTGATGACGGCAGGCGACGTGGTGTGAGTGAAGGCATCGCCAACACCGAGCACACCGATTGCCCATAGCAAAGTCTCCATGACGCTGTTGCGGATTGTGTCGCCAACCTTGCGCGAGACGAGAGCATTGGCCTTCTTGTCGGCGATGATGCCCAGAATGATCTCGATGGCAACAAAGCTCGACTTGGTGCTGCCTCGACCGCCCTTGAGCCAGAACGTGCTGTGGGTGCCGCGCTTAATGGCGTTATGCACAGGGTAAAAAGCTGGCGCGATGTTATTGGTGAGGTTAACCCGGGATATCATCGACAATTTGGATTTGCAGCGGTTGACCGTCTGCCCCCGTGTGTTCGTGCTTGTCGGTGAAGAGCTTCAGGTGGCGGCCATACAGCTCGAGACCCTTGGCCTTATCCGCAAACTTGATGACAAAATTGCCTTGCTTGTCCCATTGCCAACCAATGATCGCGCGGCGCAAATCTTCCGGCAAGTCCTTGAGCTGTTCGGGGCCAGTGATTTTTTTGCCGTCAGGTGTGAGCACCTCGGTCAAATCATAGAAGGCGATTCGCTCGATTTCCCGCAACACGCGGTCGGCTGTGATTTTGGTGCGGCCCATACGTTCGGCCTGAAGCTCGTTAATCTTTTTTTGCACCAAAGGTTTGCTAAGGTTTTCGGAGCCGATGGCCTGTGCCGTAGCCTCGCTATATCCCGCCCGAATTGCGGCCTGAGTCGCGTTCAGGTCGATGAGGTATTCTAGGCAAAAAGCCTCTTGCTTGGGGGTAAGTTTGTTAACGTCTTCCATTTCCCATTAATGCCACAGGCTGACGGGTGGCGCAATGGTTAATAAAATCTGTCACACGTCCCGCGTCTTGCGTAGGAATCTGTGTACCTTACAGCTTTATTATATTACCGTATATTATATATATTATACTATACCCTTCTTCTATTTCTTTTTTAATAAAAGAAGAAAAGACAAGTGACAACACCATACAAGCAATTGTTAATATTGATAAAAACAGTGTCACGGATTTGTCACATCTTATATGTGACATGTGCCTATTTAAGGCTTTTTTGTGTCAAATAACTTAATAACAAAAAAGTACAAAAATATAATATTCACCATTGACTAAATTTGATTGTTAATTAATATAGCGCGAGTTAACCATGCGAGGATATATTATTATGAAACCATGCATCAATGTTTCGGTCTTAATCTCAATCGAGAATATGCTTGAGATTGAAAAGTTAATGGAAAAGACCAAAACTCGCAAATCTGACATGCTGCGCCGCATTATTGAGGTCGGCCTGCCGGTCGTCAAAAAAGAGGCTTCTGACCTGCCGCCTCTATAGGTGAAGCTGTGCAAGAGTTCATTAACGAGTTCATCGAGGCCATGCGGGCCGCTGGGTGTGCGCCAATGCACCCCGGCGAGATCAAGGCCGACGACAAGCGCAACCGGTTCACCGTTGACGGCGACCGTGGCAAATCGCGCACAGGTGTCTACCAGCTTAAAATCGAGGATGGATTTGCGGTTGGCTGGTTCAGGTCATACCGGGCCGGTGACACTCATTCATGGCACAGCAAGGCGACTCGCAAATTCAGCGAGGCCGAGAAGGCGGCATGGGCTGAGAAGGTGCGGGCATCAAAGGCCGCTGCAGCCGCGCGGGAAGAGGCCGAGGCCGAGGCGGCAGCCGTCAAGGCTCAAGCACTTTGGGAGCGCGCCAAGCCAGCTACAGGCACACCCTACACCGATCGCAAGGGCATCAAGCCCATGGGCGCGCGCCAGTCGGGCGATTTGCTATATGTTCCTATCCGCAAAGGCAAGAGACTCGTAAGCCTGCAATTTATCAGCCCGGACGGGTCAAAGCGGTTCATCACAAACGGGGCCATCTCGGGCGGCTATTGCGCGCTGGCTGAAGATGGCGACAACTTCGACATCATCATCATTTGCGAGGGTTACGCCACAGGCCTGACACTGCGCGAGGCAACCGGCTTTCCGGTGGTGGTGGCCTTCAACGCGGGCAATTTGGGCGCCGCTGCAAAAGAGATCAAGGCGGCGCGGCGCGGGTCGGTGCTCATTATCGCGGCTGATAATGATGCGTGGGTATTTCGGCCTGGTGCAAAACCTGAAGGAGTGAACGCCAGTGAGATTAAGGGCGACGACCCTAAGTGGCATGAGTGGGGTCAAGCAAATCGTCTTTATAATGTTGGAGTCGAAAAGGCGCGAGAAGCTGCAGCAAAAGCTGGTGGTTGTTTTGTTGCTGTTCCCGAATTTAAGTTGACTAAAAATGAATAGCCTTCAAAATAAAAGCGGGTTGGAGATGTTTGAGCATCTTACCAACCCTAACCTTAGACGCATGGTGGTGCGAATGGCTATTCCAAACCTAAAACAAAAGATATTTTCCAGCAACACTAATCCTCATTGGAATAGGGCGCGCGCGAAAGCACTTGGAGAGAAGTCATATTTTACCGGTAAGCCATGCTCAAAAGGCCATGTCTCTTTAAGGACAACAACGACTGGGCAGTGCAAGGAATGTCGGAAGATTTTTTATGAGGAAAATAAAGAGTCAGCTTTTATTCAAGCGAAAGAATGGGGCAAGCGAAACCCTGATAAACTTCGTTCCATCAGAAGAAACACGACCAGAAAACGCAAAGCTCGTTTGGTTAATGCTGAAGGCTCTCACACCCAAAAGCAGATTTTAGAATTGCTTAAAAAGCAACGTTATAAGTGCATGAATTGTGGTCTGTCAGTCAAAGACAGCTATCATGTAGATCACATCATGCCTTTGAAAAAAGGCGGCTCTAATTATATCAAAAACATTCAGATACTATGCCCATCATGCAATGTTCATAAGCAGGCAAAAGACCCTATTAAATGGGCGCAAGAAAACGGCAGGCTTCTATGATGGATAAACCTACAGACTTTAATGATTTGCACCAAATATATGGCATTGAAGAGGTGCGTCGGCAGATCGGCGCGCTGGTGGAGCGCATTAAGCGGCTTAATCAGCCAGAGGACTCGGTTGAGTATCCTGACGAAGAACAGCAATATGCCGAGCCGTATTTCACAGACACCACCGAAGAGCCGCCCGAGTGGTTAAATGAACTGCCACCACTTGAAGAATATGCCATCGAGTCGCGTGAGATAGTGCAGCTCTATAGCGAAGGCGATAAATCGCGCTCGCGTGCTCGGGCGGTTGATTGGCGCGAAAAGCTCTATGTGACCGACAAGGGCAAAATCGACCCGGGCAATCTGGGCAACGCAGTGCTCTTCATCGAGAACGACCCTCAGTTGAGCAATATTTTTTGCTATGATGAGTTTTCATCGTGCAAGACGGTCTATCAATGCCCGCCATGGGAAAAGCCGGAGACCTTCAAGCCCCGCGCCATGGCCGACAGCGACATCACACACCTCACCATTCACCTTGAGCAGCGCGGCATCAAGCAAAACATCGGCACCGTGGGGCGGCTGTTAGATGCGGTCATCAAGAGCCGCCCGCTCAATCCGGCTGTTGAGTATTTCACGCGGTTAAAGTGGGACGGGGTTAAGCGCCTAGACACATGGCTCATCGACTATTGCGGCGCGACGGCAGACGACCCGCGCTATGTCAAAGCGGTGGGGCGCAAGTGGCTATGCGGTGCGGTCAAGCGCGTGATCGAGCCGGGTTGCAAGTTTGACTATATGCTCATCTTTGAAGGGCCGCAGGGTCTCAAGAAGAGCACCATGCTTGAAGAGCTGGCGACAATTTGCGGCCAACGCTATTTCGACGACACCATCAAGGCCACTGACCTCGGCCTCGACAAGACGGTGCCTAAGCTGCAGGGCCGCCTCATCATTGAGATTGGTGAGTTGAGCGGCATCGACAAGGCCGACGTGAACGAGTTCAAGAATCAGATCACCATTAAAATCGACCGCCTCACCCTAAAATATCACAATGAGGCAAGCGAGTTCCCGCGCAAATTTGTCTTGGCTGGGACATTCAACCCGCGCGGTGCTGGCTATCTTGACGACCCCACAGGTGGCCGACGCTTCTGGCCTGTGCTGTGCTCGGCCATGGTTGACGGCAAGCTCGACATCGAGGGGCTTAAAAAGGTCAAAGAGCAACTCTGGGCCGAGGCCAAGGCAGCGGTTGAAGCAAATGAAGAGCTTTACCTTCAACCCGAGATCGAGGCGCTGGCACTGGGCGCACAGAAAGACCGCAGCAGCGAGCACCCATGGGAGAGCGACATTGAGGGCATGTGTCTGGGCATGAAGAGCATCTCAATGAAAGACATTTGGACTGGCCTCAAGATCGACGACCGCACCAAGCGCAGCAAGAAGGCATATGCTGACATTAGCGACATCATGACAAAGCTTGGGTATGAGAACAAGCAGGTTCGCAATGGTGGCGAGCGTGAGCGCCTGTGGGTCAAAAAGCCAAAGGTTGAGGAGATAAAAATTGACTGACTTGTTGCCTGAAGTGTCGCTGTGGGACTGGCAATATGACCTCAATAATCAGTGCACCCAAGCCATGCGCGAGGGTCACAAGCATGTGCTCATGCAATCACCAACCGGCAGCGGCAAGAGCCGCATGGCCTCGGCGCAAATCGTCAAAGCCTATAACAAGGGCTGGCCGGTGGCCTTTGTGGTGCCGCGCCGCGAGCTGGTCTATCAAATGAGCGACCACTTCACCAAGTTTGGCCTTGAGCATAGCTTTGTGGTGGATAAATACCCATTCAACCCATACCGGCGCCTGCACATATGCACGCCCGGCACACTCATCAACCGGCTGGGCGACATCAACCCGAGACTAATATTCTGGGATGAGACTCATATTGGTGGGGCGACGCTTGATGAGCTTATGCGACACTTCTGGGAGGCCTTCTTTGTTGGGCTGACCGCAACGCCTGGTCGCCACGACGGGCGCGGCCTTAACCGCTATTACAGCATTATGGTCAAGGGGCCACAGATCAAGTGGCTCATCGAGCAGGGCAACCTGTCTGGCTTCAAACTATTTGGGGCTGACACGCCGGACTATAGCAAGCTGCGGCGCGTGGCGGGCGACTATCACAAGGGCGACATGAGCGAGTTCATGGCGCAAAGCCGCGTGCTGGTCGGCCATGCGGTTGACCAATACATCAAGACCGCCAGCGGCAAGCGCAACATTTGCTTCTGCTTTGACAAGCGCAATAGCGAGCTAACCAACGAGCTATTCAAAGAGCGCGGCATTCCCTCGGCCTGTGTGGACGACAAGACGCCGGACGACGAGCGCAAGCGTATCTTCAAGGCACTGGCGCGGCGTGAGTTATTCAATGTCTGTTCGGTGGATTTAATTACCACAGGCTTTGACCTATCGGCTGCGGCTGGTATGGATTGCACAGTTGAGAGCATGAGCGACCTTGCCAGCACGGCCAGCCTGCCCAAGCAAATGCAAAAATGGGGGCGCACGCTGCGGGCCAAGCCATTCGACGCCATCATCAATGACCATGTGGGCAACTCCTATGGCCTCGACAAGCATGGCAACATCGCCATCAAGCACGGTATGCCGGACGCCGAGCGCCATTGGTCACTGCTGGCTGACAAAGAGACTGGCGACATTGAGAAGGCGACACCAACGCGGCAGTGCAAGGGCTGTGGCATGTGGGAGTATCCTAAACCCGTCTGCAGCTTCTGTGGCCTCACTCACCCTGTGCAGA